AGGTTTAGGTTGGGGTTGGATGATAGTAGGTTTAATGCTACTAGCGTCTTTATCCCATTCGCGTTGCCAAGTCTTTGCAAACTCGACGGTTCTAGGAACAGCTTGCTCGGCTACTTTCTTTGCGAGAGTAGTAGTGAGTTTCACTGCAGGTTTAGCTATAAATTGTATAGCTCTTATAGATTTCTCTAACATGTTATATATACCTCCGGGTTTCCCCTATTTATATTAATAACAAATCATATAAGACTTACGACAGACGAGGTACGAGACTGTCGTTGCCTACTGGTTTTCATACAAGGTTCCAAAAGTTAGAAACAAGGTTCCAAAATACAAAACCGGATCGGGGGTTGGGGGGTTCTACTGGTCGAGGGGGGAGGGAATGAGAGAGTGATATGGTATAGTATTTTTAATAAAAAATTTTCACAAAAAATTATGGCGGATAGAATATGTGAAAGGTGTGAAAAAAATCTACCTAGGAAAGATTTTGAGGGAAATAGAAAAGTGTGTAGACCCTGTGGTCTATCCCTCGCTAATATATCCAAAAGTTCAAGTCCTTATAAATATTTAAAAAATTTATGGAACCAACTTAAATACTCAAGAGAAAAAGAAGAGGGGATGACATTTGAATTAACCCCAGAACAACTTAATGCATTATGGGACAAACAAGATGGCCGTTGTGCGTTGTCCGGGGCCTTCATGACGTGGCACAAGGGTGGAGAAAAACGAAATACTAATGTTTCAATTGACAGAATTGACCCTAACATTGAATACATATTACCTAACATTCAACTGGTTTGTTGGCGTGTTAACTTAATTAAGCATACAATGACAGAAGATGAATTATATTGGTGGTGTAAAAATATAGTTACACACAAGGAAAAATTTTAATATAATCTTTCAGCATGCGATTATTAGACGAAGATAGACCCACAAATATGACCGAAGAAGATAGGACTGAGTTACAATCTCATTTGCCCTATGCCGGTTTACAACTTAATGAGCTTTCTGTACAGGAAGAGCGGCTAGTTTTGTTTCATCTACGGGGAATGAGCAAAGCGGCCGCCGGACGTGCTGCGGGGTACAAGGACATGGACCGTGTCTATCAAATATTTAAAACTCCCAAAATGCAGAAAGCTCTAACCTATTTGCGTAATGAAATGCGCGAAGAAGTAAAGTTCGATAAGAACACAGCAACTGGCATGTACTTAGAAGCTCATTCAAAAGCAGCCAACTCGACTGAAGAGAAGAACGTCGTCGATTCGTTATGCAAGCTCCACGGTCTACATATTCCTGAACAAGCGACCATGATCAATATAAATGTAGAGAAAGTAGAACAATTAGAGAAATTAACTGATGCTGAACTTTTAAAGATAGCCGGTAATGATACAAAATATTTAGAGCCAGATGGAAGTAAAGAAGACTGAATGTAAAAGGTGCCGAGGGCTCTACCCAGAGAACCTAGTTCTTATTGACGAAATTTGCGTATACTGTCGAGCGGACGAGGCTGAAGCAATACCCGAGCCCCAAAAAGCGACTGATCAGAAGTCAAAAAAAGCTCAACTTTCTGCTCAAGCAAAAGCAGAACGAGAATTAGCGAAAAGAGTCTTAGCACGTAAAAGATTACTCCCATTTGTTGAACGATTTAATTCAGACTATATAGCAGGGTGGGTGCACAAAGATGTATGTCAAAGACTAGAAAGGTTCAGCGAACAGGTTGCGAATAAAGAATCACCAAGACTGATGCTCTTTATGCCACCTCGACATGGTAAATCTACGTTGGCTAGTATTGCTTTCCCTGCCTGGCACTTGGGCCGGCATCCCGAGCATGAGTTTATAAGTTGTTCTTATTCAGGCTCTTTGGCTATGAGTTTTTCACGAAAAGTGCGTCAACTGCTAAGAGAACCAGTATACAAAAATGTGTTTGAAAAATCTAGACTTGATAAGGATTCTCAGTCAGTAGAATCATGGCAAACGACCCAAGGCGGCGGTTATGTTGCAGCGGGTGTTGGTGGTGGTATTACTGGTAAAGGTGCGCATGTAATGGTGATTGATGATCCAGTAAAAAACAGAGAAGATGCAGAATCTGATAATAATAGAGATGCGACTTGGGATTGGTACACGTCTACCGCTTATACAAGGCTGTCCCCAGGTGGTGGCATACTTGTGATTCTTACGCGTTGGCACGACGACGACCTGGCCGGCCGCTTGTTGACCCAGGCAGATGAAGGTGCAGACGAATGGGAAGTCATTCGCTACCCAGCCATTGCAGAAGAAGACGAGAACTTTAGAAAAGTAGGTGAAAGTTTACACCCAGAGAGATATAATGTAGATGCTCTCGAGCAGATAAGGAAAGCCATTGGCCCGCGCGATTGGTCTGCTCTCTACCAACAGAATCCCGTATCTGATGAAGGCGAATACTTTAACCGCGACATGATCGCATATTATGATTTCAATGAGATTGATACTTCAAAACTTCGTTATTATTGTGCATGGGATCTTGCGATCGGACAGCGTGATAGGAACGATTACTCAGTTGGTATTGTTGTTGGTGTCGATGAATATGATAATTTATTTATTGTTGACGTCGTTCGTGGTAAGTACGACGGTTTTGAATTAGTAGAGCAAATTTTAGACTTGTACGAATTATGGCGTCCAGGTATAGTGGGAATAGAAAGAGGCCATATCGAGATGGCCCTGGGACCATTTTTAGAAAAAAGAACACGCGAACGTGGCCTTAATGAAGCCTACTTTAAAGACTTAAAAGTTGGTAGGCGAGATAAGGAGTTACGTGCACGGGCAATCCAGGGTAGAATGCAACAAGGTATGGTATACTTTCCACAAGATGCTGTTTGGACTGGACCTATGGTTGCAGAGCTATTACGTTTTCCAAATGGAACACACGACGACCAGGTAGATGCCTTGGCGTGGATTGGTTTAATGATGACAGAATTTGCTACATTTTATGAAAGGCCTGAGCATGTTCCGTCGTGGAGAGATGGATTAAAACACTTGGTAAAAGATGGCAAACGTAAATCATCAATGAGCGCTTAATGGCACATTATAAAAAGAAGAAAAAGAAACTTAATGCAGGGGAAGAACAAACCCTTGCAAAAAAACAGTGGGAAGCTTATGTCCGAGCCAGGGACCATGGGCATCTTGACTACGTAGATGTAGCACAACAATGTGACGCCTTTTATAGAGGTGAACAATGGGACGAAGCTGATATATCCGCGCTCGAC